CACCACCGCCAGGGGTAGATGTCATGGACACAAGCTGGTGGGGCTGGGCTAACCCAGCACTTGGGCAAACCCTAGAGCTGCAGTCAATGTTGATAGATGCAGACCACCCAGACAGGTCATCATTCCTACGCGCAAGCCTTAACCAGTTTGTCAATGCCGATGCCTGCTGGCTACAGCCTGGCCAGTGGGATGCTTGCCTGTCAGATATTCAAGGCCCCGAAAATGGCTGGCTTGCTTGTGACTCATCGCTTGACGGGTCGCGCTATGTCGCTGTTCGCGCAGCTGTAGATGATGTTGGTGTAGTGCACGTGTCGGTTGAGTTTGTCGTGCAGTCCTTGGCCGAGTGTCAGCAGGCCATGATGGATGCTTGCGCCGAGCACCCACTGTTAGGGCTGGCCGTGACACCAGCGCTAGAACATCACGTGCCTTTGCCTTTGACTAGGCGCACCAAGGTGGTGGGCTATGGCGAACTTTTGCGCTACACCTCACTGGTCAGGGCACAAATTAACGATGCCAAATTGGTGCACCGAGGTGAGCAAAACCTTGCAGAACACATGAACAGATCAGTAGCAATTATGCAGAGCAACCAGTTAGCGCTTAGCAGTAAGCGTTCCCCTGGGCCTATCGAGTTGGCGCGCTGCACTATTTGGGCTGCCGCTTTAGCGTCACGACCTAAGCAAGCTGGTAAGCCAATGATGGTGGTAGTTAGTCGCTAAAGTATTGGCGGTACTGCTCTGGGCGTTGTCGGGATGAGCAGGGCAGTACCACACACACCCGGCAGAAAGTGGCATACTACCGCTATGGGTATTTTCAATAAGCCAGTGACCAAGGCCGCTATCTCAACACCATCAGTGCAAGCCGCTGTCGGGTACGCGCCAGTGGGCAACAGCATTGACCCGTTAAAAAACTTCTATAACTACCAAGCAGGTGCAGCGCGTAACCGCGCCATGACCCTTGCCACTGTGTCTCGATCACGTGACCTTATCGCTTCTGTCATTGCTTGTATGCCCTTAAAAATGTACGGCGAAATGTACAACGATGCCACAGGCGAAATGGAAGAAATCCCGTTAGCGCCTAGGTCTTGGCTACGCCAGCCAGACCCAGCCGTGACTTACAACTTCCTAATGGCCTGGACTCTTGACGATCTGTTGTTTTATGGCCGCGCTTTTTGGTACATCACAGAGCGCACAGTAGATGGCTACCCAACAAAATTTCAGCGTTTACCAGCCGGGAGCATTACGACATTGGATGAGGAAGGCCCGGTGTTTTTCAATATTTCCAAGGCCATAAGTTTTGCTGGTAACGAAATTGACTACCGCAATGTGGTGCAGTTCCTCAGCCCTATTCAGGGCATTGTTTACAGCTCAGAGCAGACCATTTTGACAGCATTAAAAGTTGAGCAGAGCCGCTTTAAAAATGCTCAGTCATCATTGCCTAGTGGCGTATTGAAACAAACTGGTGGCGAGCCGTTGAGCGCGCAAGAGCTGTCAGAGATTGGCGCAGCGTTCCAAGAGGCTCGATTAACTAGCCAGACCGCAGTGCTTAACGAGTTCCTCAGCTATGAAGCCAGCACTGCTACACCAGACAAGATGCTGATGATTGAGTCAGCCCAATATTCAGCACTAGATTTGGCGCGCCTATGTGGTGTTCCCCCCTACCTTGTAGGCGTGTCCACTGGTGCTTATGCCTACACCAGCAGTGAGCAATCACGCGCTGACTTGTACATCTTTGGCGTTAAACCATACGCCGATTGCATCGCGGCCACGCTCAGCATGAATAACGTGTTACCACGTGGCACGTATGTAAAGTTTGACGCAGATAGTTACCTAGAGGAAAACTATGTAGCAGACAAAATGCCCGACACCGAACCACAAGAAAACACCCAGGAGTCACTCGCATGATGCGCTTTACCAGTTCCACATTTACAGTTGATGCCGCCACAGATGACGGCCCTAAGCGCACCATTACAGGCATTGCACTGCCATATAACACTGAGGCCGTAGTTTCTGGGGGGCAGACAGTTTCTTTCTTGCCAGGCTCATTGCCAACCGAAGGCAAAGCGCCAAAGCTCTACATGAGCCATGACGCATCGCAGGCCATTGGCCTTGTCACCGAGCGCACCGATGACGATGAGGCTATGTACTTCACAGCCAAAGTCTCAACGACAGCCCTAGGCGATGAGGCCCTAATCTTGGCAGCCGATGGCGTACTTGACTCAGTAAGCGTTGGCGTAAATCCCACAAAGTTTTCATACAACGATGAAGGCACCATGATTGTGGAAGCAGCCGATTGGATGGAGTTGTCACTTGTACCACAGCCAGCCTTTGCAGGTGCTACCATCACAGATGTTGCAGCGAGTATCCCCACATTAGAGGATGACTTGAGCAATAATACAGAAACGGCACCCGATGAGCCTGAACCCACAGAGTCAGAGGAGACCGAAGTGTCAGAAACACCAGCCCCAGAAGTAATCGAAGCATCAGCACTTTTCGCACAGCCAAAGCGCAAGTTCGCTCTACCAACAGCAGGCGAATACCTTGCCGCTATGCACATTGGTGGCACAACCTTTGACAATGTAAACGCAGCAGTGCGCGACTTTGCTAAAGCCAATCAGACAGCACTTCAAGCAGCTGCAGGAGATGTACTCACAACTGACACGCCAGGTCTTTTGCCAGTGCCAGTCCTCGGGCCAGTCTTTGATGATCTCAACTACATCCGCCCAGTAGTTTCAGCTGTTGGCGCTCGCGCAATGCCAGACGGCGGCCAGAGCAAGACTTGGATTCGCCCAACCTGGACAACTCACACAGATGTTGGTTCACAAACAGAACTCACTGCAGTTACAGCGCGTACACCAGTGATTGCTTCTAACGTCATCACTAAGACAACACTTGCTGGACAGGTCACTCTTTCTCAGCAAGATGTTGATTTCACTTCACCTGCCGCTCTTGAAATTATCTTGCGAGACCTCGCAGGCCAGTACATGATTCAATCGGACGCTGTTGTATGTAATGCAATCCTTGCTGGTGACACAGCATCAGGTTCTACATGGACTGTCACAGCAAATGACCCAAGCACACTTATCGCAGCGTTGTATGACGCAGCCACCGACATTCTTCAGGCCACCAACTTCCTGCCAGATCACATCTTTGTATCTTCTGATGTTTGGAAGAAACTTGGTGCACAGCTTGACGCCGACAAGCGCCCAGTGTTCCCATACACCGGTGCAGCAGGACTCATGGGTGTAAACGGAATGGGCACAGCCAACGTTACTCAAATGAACACCTTTAACCCACTCGGGTTGAACTTGGTTGTCGATCGTGCTTTCAGCGAAAACACCATGGTGGTAGCCCGAGGCTCAGCCATTGAGTTTTACGAGCAAGTCCGCGGCATCATGTCGGTAGAAGTACCAGCAACCTTGGGCCGTACATTCAGCTACTACGGATACGTCTCAACCTTCATTGCAGACGGCGACCAAGTTAAGTCAATCGCAATCGCTTAGTCCGAAAGGCGGCTACCGCCGATGGCTACATACACAGTCACTTTCAAGCAACTGCTAGACAACTATGCAGTGCTACAAACACTGACCGATACTGAAATAGAGGTGGGGCAATCCATCACTGTTAGCGCTATCGGTGCACCCTTTAACGGCACCTTTGTGGTTTATGCCATGCCCAAGTATGAGTACATCGGCATAGACACTGAAGGTGATTTGTTATTCAATAGCAATGTCAGCATCCCTAACCAGGTGCTCTTTGCTTGTACTGGTGCTGATGTTGGCCGCATTGCATCGGCTGGCACTATCACTTACACGCAAGATTGCACATGGATAAGCATTTCGCAGCTAGTGACATATCTTGGCGTAGATATTGTGAACCCAAGCGATGACTACACGCTCGCTACGCAGGCTCGAAACGCTGCTAACGATTTTGCATATCGGCGTAGGCAAGAGTCTGGCTATTTTGATAGTCTGACCACAAGCCCGGGCCACGATTGCACGCTGGGTACGCTTATGTATGCAGCTGCATTGTGGCGCGCGCGAGGCTCAGTCCAAGACACCTTTGCCACGTTCGATGGTATGGGCTCAGCGCCCGTCAGTGCCATGACACCGATGATTAAACAGCTCTTGGGCATAGACCGCCCACAGGTGGCTTAATGCCTGCCACAGGGCTTCTGAACGAGGCTATGCAAGACCTGAAGGCCACACTTACAGCCGTGACAGGCTTACGGGTAGTTAGTGACCCCACAAAGATTGTCCCTAACTGTGTCTTTCTCGATGCACCTAGTTTTGAGACAGTTGCTGGTGGTGGCAACATTGTGCGCGTGACCATCCCAGTGCGTGTTATTGGCAGTGGCACCGCAGCCCAAAATGTGCTTGAAAACATCCTAAGCATCGTGGCCACAGTCGTTGGCTCAAGCGTTGTCATCATGGCAGGCCAGCCGTCATCACTAGAAATAGGCGGCGCTACCTACCCTGCCTACGATCTACAAATGGCGATGCAGGCACAGAAGCAATGACATACACAACTGCAGTAGTATTATCTGCTAGAACTATAAACAGATACGGCACCCGGCACCGTTTAACACAGGAGAAATAAACGTGCCTACTTCCACATATCTCACTAACCCAACCGTCAATCTCTCCCCAACCACTGGTGGTGCAGCTGTTGATTTAACTGATCAGTGCCGTAGCGCCACTATCACACTTGGCGTGGACAGTCTTGAAAGCACTGCTTTTGGTGACACTGGTCACCGTTTTGTGCCAGGTCTGCAGACAGTATCTGTAGAGCTTGAAATGTATCTCAGCTATGGTACTAGTGAGGTTGAAGCCACATTGTTCGCCAATCTCGGCACAGGTACTACACAGTTAGTCATCTCGCCATCAGGCACGACAGAGTCAGCGTCTAACCCTGA